GTTGACTCCGCAATCCCTGCAAGCCAGCATATTCATCCGCTGCTAGATCTTGATCAGATGTAAGGCCAACTGACACCTGATCAGTGATCTGTGCATCGGAAACTCCGACATAATCCGGATCATCAACAGGAGGCCCAACAGGACCGCGTTTTTTCCTCTCGCGCAACCCGGCTTCCGAATCCTTGCGGAACCGTTCGGCAAACTGAGCCATCAATGGATCATTTGGAGCGATAACAACCAGACGCTGCTCTTCTTCCGGGCGAGCACCCCACATCCGACCGCCACGCATCACGAGTTGCTCCAACCATCCAGGCCAGCGCCGATTCGATAAGTTTCCGATGACACTGATCGGCGGACAATCAAATCCGATATATGCCATTCCGACGCTGACCAGAATGTCGCCAGAATTGCTTCCGTCTTTTTCCCGCGGCCGAAACGCAGCGAGAATTTTCTTGGAGCTAGGGTCATCAGAAATGGCGATGACCGTCTGGAATTCGGGATACCGATTTTTCAGATATTGGTGGACTTCACCTGCGTGCCGTTGATCAATCGCGGCAAAAAGGCAACGATAATGCGGCGACAATTTTCGACGAATACGGAACTCATTGATCGTCTGGTCAACAATCGGTTGCCAAATGGTGGAAGTGCGAATAACCGGGCTAAGTCTCTTCTCCAATTCTTCGAGCTTGAACGCCTCATTGTTGGTGAAATGTCCGTCGCCATTGTTGAGATGAAACTCGCAGGGGCGCAGATATCCGAGAGCAACGCCTTCCGTATAAGAGGCACGCACATGCCATTGCAGCGGACGTTCTCCTTTTTCGTTCACCTCTCCATATTCGACGAGAGCGAGGCCGCACCGATCAGAACGCTCCGCCGTTGCCGTCATGACGATCGTATGTTTGGCATATGGGGCCATTTCCTCAATGACACCAGACGCCTTGGTGCCGCCGCCCTCGTCGTCGTCGATTCCAATGAACTGCGCTTCGTCAAGCACGAGGAGAAAACGCCCCTTATGCTCGCGAGCAAATTCAAGGTGGAGCGCACGTCCACCATCGGGACCACTCGTGACCAATGATTGATATGTAGTGATATAGCCGTCCTTATCTTTTTGGATCAGTGGACGCACATTGTTACGCTCGATAATCGGCCCGATCATCGGCGGGCTGCATAGACCGCGGTACGTATTGCAATCTTTGTCGCCCTGTTCGCGCAACGTAAGACGCGGAACGATGACCATCACCTTGTCGATCAGTTTTCGCCTATAGGCCTCGTTCGCCGCATGCAGCCACCCGAATGTCTTGCCAGACCCAGCAGCGATGAGGGCGACGGTAATTTGTTCTCCAGCCATAGTTCGATCAATCACCGTATTACAGAGATCACGCTGAAACTGACGCGGCTCAAACTGGTCTGGCATTCGCTTACCCTTTCGCAAGTTGCAGGTTGGACATTTTGCGCGACCATTTTCGATGGACGTAGTGCCCCCTTCATCGAAGGGAATTTCGTGATCCGCATGCCAATCAAATCCCAGCGGCTTGCCACATTTTTGGCAGCACCCACCCGCAAGGCGATAGATCTCGTTCCGTTCTGTTTGGTTGAAAGAGCGCCGTCTCACGCCCACCTCCTCGCCTTGACGTTGGCTTCGAGGCTCGGTGTTATCCAGAATTCCTTTTTCGAAGGCCGCTTCTCAGCACCTTGCTCAGTAGTAGTAATAGTCTCTTTGTTAAGTGTAGCAGACATATGCTCTGCATATGCCTTGCTTATGCTATTTAACCCATTGAGTTTACTGTATTTTGCGAAGGCCCCCTTTTTTGCCCTTTCGGACCGTTTTTGAATTTTCAATTTCTGGGCGCGTAATTCTTGTTCACACCTTTTGTGGATTAAGACTCCGTCTCGTGCCCGGAAAAACGCCCGCACATTTGTGGCAACGGCCATCCATTCGTCGAGGCCGGCACCAACGATCCGGGCAAGTGCCCGATCATTGTCGGGTAACGGTTCCCGTTGCAGCATGTAACAGTCGATCAACAGCCTGTAGGCACCGTGCTCGGCAAGGGTCAGGTGCCGCGTGTCATGCGCGTAATCATCGATGTGCCAAGGGTACCAACGCAGGTTCACGCGCCCGCCCTCCGGTGATAGGCGAGACTGGCGTGGCGACGGCAATAGGGCTTGCCGCGGTAGACATCCGCCTCGTGCGCGCCGCAGAAATGAAATTCCGGGCTGCCGACATCGCCGATCGGGAAACGGCAACTGAAGTCGGTGAGCTCCATCAGCGAGCACGGCCACGGCGGCTCAGGGGCGCGCTGTGGGACGTATTCCTGGGTGGCGGGCTGTGGGACAGCGGGCATTTTTCGGCGCTTCCTTGGCCTGTTTCTGGGGCGTGGCGGGCCATGCGTGGCCTGAGTCAGTGGGATACCGTTGCGGCGCGCCGCGCCGATGATCGCGTTCTTGGTGACGCCGAGCTCGAGCCCGATATCGGACGCGGGCCAGCCGCGCCCCGCCAGCTTGCGCAGTGCCGCCAACGGCTCTGGGTCGGACCATTTCACCGCGGGATCTCCATCACCGACCACACCGCCTTGACCCATTCCTCGGCCGTCGCCGTGGCCGGCAGCGTTTGCGCCACGATCACCACGTAGGGGTCGATCCGCCGGCAGGCGTGCACCACCGTCGTGTGATCGCGGCCGCCAAATCTCTGCCCGATCTGCGCGAGCGACATCCGCGTCAGTCGACGCGCCAACGCCATCCCGATCATTCGCGGTGTCGAGACAGACGGGCGCTTGATGTGCGACTCGATCTCGGCCCGGCACAGGCCGAATTCGAGGCACACCGCGCGCTTGATCTGCTCGACGACCAGCATCGATCGTCCCCGTTCAGGTCGTCACTCGGCGGCCACGGCTTCGATATGCGTGAAGTCGGATGCGGTCACGCGGCCGCCGGTGAATTTCTCGATGCGCCGCAGCGTTTCCCAATCGGGCCGCACGCGCTTGCGCCGGATCCGGCTCACCGTTGGGCGGGAACGCCGAATAGCGGAAGCAACCTCCTCATCCGAGAGGTTCTTGGCGGCCATGTAGTCGGACAGGTGCATTGCCCATTTGTACGCCCGACGCACATTGTTCGTCAACCCCCTTGTACATGCGGAAACATTTACCGTAATCTTGTTCGTGGTACGCACTCGGTACAGGCGACCAGAATATGGCCCAGTACCAGCTTACCTATATCCGGCAGTGGCGTGAGTTCCGCAACCTCACGCTGGAGCAGCTTGCGGCCCGAATAGGGATCACCCACGCGAGCCTGTCGCGGATCGAGCGCGGGCTGCAGCCGTACTCCCAGCCCACGCTGGAAGCCGTTGCAAAAGCCCTTGGGACGCACCCCTTCACCCTGTTGGAGCGGGATCCATCCGACCCGGTGGACATCTGGTCGGTTTGGCAGCAGGCGAAGCCGAACGAGCGGCGGATGATCGTTGACATCGCCAAGACGATCGTCAAGGCCGACCCCTGATTCCACCAAAAACTCATTGACTTAGCGGCGCACGAAAATAATTGTGCGTGGGGCGCACATTCCTATTGACCGTCCTGTACATCTGGCGTACAAATGCTCCCACAACAACGGAGCACCACCCACATGCCCAATGACCCCACCCCGAATGACTACCCCGAGGATCTGTCGCACCCGACGACGCTGCGCGCAATCGCGGCCCGCGACGTCACCCACTACGCGGTCCTCTGCGCCCACCAAGAGACGGCCGGCTACTTCGCCGAGCGATCGTTGGAAGACAGTTGCTCGCGGGCGTCCGTGATCGAGGACATCATCAGCGGCAACGTCGTGCACGTCATGAAGGTCTATGCCTTCAATGTCGTCGAGCACACCGCCGACGACGTGACCGAGGCAATCGCGATCGAAGTGGCAAACCGCCTCGACCCGAGCGACATGCCCCCCGACACGGTGATCGACTTCGTCGAGGCCAATGCCGGGCTGGAATACGCGCGTGGTTTGCGCGCCGCTGAATAAGGAGGGCAAGGCAATGAACATCGGCGACAGGATCACGACGCTTTACGAGCACAGTGCGACGGGAACCATTGTGCGGCCGCGCAAGAGCGAGTTGCCGCTTCCGGGCGATGGATGGTTTATCGTTCGGTTCGACGACACGGGCGGGAAGATGTGCATTCACGAGTCGATGATGGCCGTGCGCAATTGAACCCTGACAACCGGAGAAACTACCGTGTCGCTTGATCGTGAAGCTTCCGACTTTGCCGCAATATGTGCGCTCTCGCTGTTCATCGGCGCCGGCATGATCCTGCTGAGGCTGTTCGCATGACGACCACCGAAGCCGAAATCGTGAACCTTCCAGCAAACGGCAGCACGCCACTTCCCATGACGACGCCGGTCACGCCGCAGGCCATGCTGTCCATGGCGGTCGCGGCCGGCAACACGGCGCTCGCCGAGAAGATCATGGACCTGCAAGAGCGCTGGGAAGCGCGGAACGCGCGCAAGGCATTCGACGCGGCCATCTCTGAGGCCAAAGCCGAGATACCGGTCATCATCAAAAACCGCGAGATGAATGCCGGCAACGGCCGCACGCAGTACAAATACGAGGACATGGCTGCGATCGCACGGGCGGTAGACCCGATCCTGTCCAAGCACGGGCTCGGCTATCGCTTCCGCACCCACACGGAAAACAACGTCATCAGCGTGACCTGCATCATATTCCATGCAGAAGGTCACGCCGAGGAAAATACCCTCTGTGCCAACGCCGACACGTCGGGCTCGAAGAACGCGATACAGGCACTCGGTTCGGCGCTCACATATTTACAGCGCTATTCGCTCAAGGCGGCGCTCGGGCTCGCGGCAAGCGCGGACGATGACGGCGCCGCGTCCGGCAACGGCGGCGCGATCTCGCCCGAGCAACTCGCCGAGCTGATCCACCTCTGCGACGAGGTCGGCGCCGACAAGATGCGGTTCTGCGCGTACCTCAAGGTGCCGTCGCTCGCTGAAATACCCGCCAAGCGTTTCGACGAGGCGGTTAGCGCACTCAATGCCAAGGTGGCGAAGCGATGATCGAGCAGGGATCGAGCGCGTGGTTTGCGCAGCGGATCGGCAAACTGACGGCCTCGCGCCTTGCCGATGCGCTCGCGAAAACCAAGAGCGGCTATAGCGCATCTCGCGCGAACTACATGGCGCAGCTTGTCGCCGAGCGGCTGACCGGCGTGCCGGCCGAGAGCTACACGAATGCGGCCATGCAGCACGGCATCGATACCGAGCCGCTGGCACGCGCAGCGTATGAATTCCACACTGACAACACGGTCGAGCCGGCCGGCTTCATTGACCATCCAGTGATCGAGATGACCGGCGCGAGCCCCGATGGCCTCGTGGGCGATGATGGTCTGGTCGAGATCAAGTGCCCCAACACAGCCACGCACATCGAGACGCTGCTCAGCGGAGTCATACCATCTAAATATATTTTGCAAATGGAATGGCAGATGGCCTGCACCGGTCGCCAATGGTGCGACTACATTTCATTCGATCCCAGAATGCCAGAAAACATGCGCTTGTTTATCGCGCGACAGCACCGCGGCGAGGCGCTGATCGCGAGACTGGAAAATGACGTGATCGAATTCCTCGGCGAGCTTGATCGAAAGGTTGACGATCTTCGCAGGCTCTACCCGCTGCGGGAGGCCGCATGATCATCGAATGCAAGCCGTTCGCCGAGATGACGCTGCGCGAGTTATCGCGCGAATATTTCAAATGGGTCGAGGCGACGCGGCCCGGAGCCTGGGGATATCATTACGAAAACGCGCACATCACGCGCGATCTGCTGGCGACCTGGATCGACCGGCGGAAACGAGAAACGAAAGGGGGGCCGCATGAAATAAACACCGAGTGCAGGGAATGAGCCTTTCACATGTGAACAAGGATACAAACATGAAAAGCTTGCTTGCGACGACCGCCCTCCTGGCGGCGCTTGCCTCGCCTGCTTTCGCCGACGTTATCATCGACAACCACCTGTCCGGCACCGGCGACAACGTAGTGTTCGACAGCTTCAACAGTGTCACCAATGTTGCAGTTGGCAGCTTCAACGGCACCCACCAAGGGCTCGTTGATTTCAGTTGCCTGGGCGGCTGCCTCGGTTTCACTGGAGCGGCGAACGGCAACGACATCAAGATCGCCGACACCAACGACCTGAAAGTTCAGGTCTTCGACACGACCGGCCTTCACGTGTTGCAGACGCAAACCGATGTCTTTTCTTTGAAGGGCAGCGGAGATGCAACTGCGTTCGTGATCGCTGACGAAGCGAACGGCACCCAGAAGCTGTTCACGTTTGCTCTCGGCACGCTAAGTCTGTCGTCACAGTCCGGGTTCACCCTGAGCGCCATCAACGGTGAAACGATCGACTCGTTCAGAGTCGTCACATCCGGCAACCTCACCGACTTCGAGCACTACCGCATCGACGTTGCGGCAACGGCGGTGCCGGGTCCGGTCGTCGGCGCCGGCCTGCCGGGTCTGCTCGCCGGGTGCTTCGCCCTGTGGGGATTTGCGAAACGGCGTAGGCACCTCAACGCCTAAGCCGCTACGAGGCTCCGGTGGCATCCAGTCGCCCCCGCTGCCGGGGCCTCACCATTCCGGTTGTTCAGGCGGCACACGGTGCCCCGTGCTCTCGTCTGGACGGCAACCCCGAGGCTTTGGAAAAAGGGCACCCCGCCCGGAACCCCAGAGCCTCGGGGACCATCAGGAGAATGAAATGCCGGATGCCGGCCCCGACATGGCCGTCGAGATGGACATCGTGCGCCGGATGCTGGACGAGCGCGACCAGCGCATCGCGACACTGGCCGCCGAGATCATCATCATGCGCCAGCTAGAGGCTGAGGTGCTGAAACTGCGCGCGGCCAATGTCGAATTGCGAGGTCTGCTGCACGGCGTGCTCAATGGTGATGCGGAGGCAGAGCATACCGCGCGAGCAAAGCTGTATCGAAACCACTGGTTCTCGCCATGACCGAAGTCATCCTGCGGAAAACCAACATTGCCGGGCGGCCTTGCCTTGTGTCGGTCGATGACGAGGGCGCCGACCTGTTGCACAAGCTGAAGGACGGCCGCGATGTAGGCTGCGAGGTGAAGCGCCACCGAAATCCGAGATTTCACAGGCTCTATTGGGCAACGATTAAGTTCATCCAAATGCACGCACCGCGCTTTGAAGGCGTTCCGCTCGAAAAGATACACGTTGCCTTGAAACTCGCGACCGGACTTGTCGACACGTTCGTTGACGCGGAAACCGGCCGCGTCTGCTACGTGCCAAAATCGACCGCATGGGCAGCTATGGAGCAAAACGAATTCGCGCGTTGGTTCGAGGAGGCTTGCAGAGTGGTGGCGACCCGTTGGATGCATCCGGGCGTTACTCCTGAGGACGTACGGCGGGAACTGATTGAAATGGTAGACGGAAGATACGCTCTAGAGGCTTCCAGATCATGAGCAATAACACCACAAAACACGGTCATGCGCGCCGTTCTGGATTTTCAGCAGAATATATCGCTTGGCGCAACATGATTGCACGATGCGAACGCCCCAGTTCACAACGATATTCATCTTATGGTGCTCGCGGAATTCGCGTGTGTGAACGATGGCGCGAAAGTTTCGAGGCTTTTCTGACCGATATGGGACCCAAACCATCGCAGAGCTATTCGATCGACCGCGTAAATGTACATGGGAACTATGAGCCTGAGAATTGTCGCTGGGCTCCCAAGAAGATACAGCAACGAAACACCCAGCGTAGCCGAACAGTGGAATTTCGTGGCGAGAGAATGTCGCTGCCCGACGCTGTTGAGCGCGCAGGCCTCAACTATTCCATGGTCAAGCGCCGATTACAGAATGGTTGGACAGACGAGCGCGCTCTTACTGAACCAAAGAGAGTATGGCCGGAGCAAAGAGCATGAGAGCCGGACGTGTGTCGAAAGTTTCTGCGGTCGGCAGCCTGCTCAAGCAGATGCGCGAGAGCAAGCACGGCCGCCGGCCCAAGCGCGAGATCGCCGCGGGGCACCTCGCGCTGGTGCGCCGGTTGCCGTGCATCTCGTGCGATAGCGACAACGGCTGCGAAGCGGCTCACGTGCGTCTCGGCACCGGCGGCGGCACCTCGTTAAAGCCCGGGGACCGCTGGGCACTGCCACTCTGCGGCGCATGTCATCGGGAGCAGCACGCGATCGGCGAGGTGACCTTCTGGCGCGGGCTCGACCTCGACCCGGTCGGCCTCGCGGTCGCGCTGTTCGCCAAGTCGGGCGACCTGGCGGCCATGAGGGAACTTGTCTTTGCTGCACGGGAGCGCCGGAAATGAGCGACTGGCCGCCACCCTGGGTCGACAAAGCCACCCTGGCGAAGTGCATTTGCGCCGGCGACACCACGATCGACACCTGGGTCGTCCAGGGCATTCTGCCCCCTCCCCGCAAGCGCGGTGGAAAACTCATGTGGAAATGGTCAGAGGTAGACGAACGGCTTAGTGTCGGGAGCGCGGACAGCAGCCCGGACAGCTTGGCCGAGAGGATCAGAAATGGCTCCCGAAGGGCAGCGGCCGAAGGCCGGCAGGGTCACTGAGGACTGCTTCGCGGCGCTGGTCCGGCTGTTCATGTCGCCGGCCAACCCGAAGTGGTCGCGCGGCTATTCCCCGTCCACTAAGGAGTCGTGGGGGCGGGAACTCGTGCGCGCCATGCGCCCGGACTGCCTCGGCGCCATTTCCCTGCAGGAGATGCGCCCGTCGCTCGTCCAAGCCTACATGGACGGGATGGACGGACTGCCGGGCAAGCAGCGGTCGGCCATGGGCGCCTTCAAGCAATTGGAAAAATGGGCCGTGGTGCGCGATCTGCTGCCAAGGCCGATCACCACGGGGGTCGAGATCGGCCACTCGGACGGCGGCCATGTCCCGTGGACTGACGACCAGGTGGCGCTGGGCGAGCGGCACGCGCCACCCGACCTGGCGCGCGCCATCACCTTGGCGGCCAACACGGGCCAGCGCGGGTCAGATCTGGTCCGCATTAGCCCGACCGATATCGAGATCTACAAGGGCGTCCAGGGCGTCAACGTCACCCAGCAGAAGACGAAAAAGCGCATATGGGTGCCGATCACCGCCGAGCTCGCCACTCGGATGGCAACGTGGGAGCGCCGACCCGGCCCGTTTCTCGTGAAACAGGACGGGCGCCCCTGGAGCCGGAAGTCACTCTCGAATGCCTGGACCTACGCGCGGGACAACATTGCCGAGCTCGCCCCGCTGCGCATTGATAACCTCGTCCTAGACCCCGCCTGGGCGCCCCTCAAGGACAAGGGCCTCGTGGTCCACGGGCTGCGCGGGACCGCATGTGTGAGGCTCCGCAGGGCAGGAGCGACCGAGTCCCAGATCGCCGACATGGTCGGCATGTCGATCGAGATGGTCGCCAAATATTGCCGGTTCTCGGTGCAGCGGGAGAACGCCCTGGCGGCCGTCCTGCACCTGGAAACGTTCGCGGAACGTAACTTTGGTATGTCCAACAAAAACCATGGCGTAAAGGACTGAAACAATGCGTGTTGCCATACCACCATGTTATGTCAGAATACCTCATAAGACATTGATATAACTGTCATATTCAAAAGCAGGAATATGGCAACGTTTCCCCGAAATACCCCGATCGGCCCGAGCCTGACCGCGAAGCTTATCACGCTGATTGTTGCCGGCGGCGTCATGGCGGGAACGCTGATCATGGCGGCGGCGATATTTGCCAGCCAACGCGATACGATCGCGGCGAAAGGCGATCGGATCGTGCCGGGTCCGAAGGCCGTCCGGGTGATCCCGTTGGCGCCAGCACCGCCACCGCCACCGCCTCAATACGTCGCGCCGCCGCTGATCCCGGCTCCGGTGCAGCCGGCCGAGCTCGTCCTGCCATCGCCGGAGGCCGCTGCCAAGCCGCCTCCACCACCGCCGCGCGCCGAGCGCAACATCTGCACGGCGCACGGCCTGCAGAAGGTCTGGGTCAATGGCCGGTCATGGCGTTGCCGGCGCTAAGGTGCCAGATTGGAGGATCGCCATGACTGAGATGACCGACATGGCAAAGGCGTGGAGCGCAGTAGTTGCTGAGAAAAACGCCGAGATCGCCCGCCTCCGCGCCCAGCGGGACAATCGCGAGATGCTTTTTGAAATGGCTAAGAAAGATGTTGAAAAATTAATAGCCCAGCGCGACCAACTGCTCGCGGCGCTGAAGTTCTATGCCGATGAGGAGAACTGGCGAGAGGAAGGTTCAGTTTTGCATTTTGGCTCACAAGTCAGAGCCGATGAAGGTGAGATCGCCCGCGCCGCCCTCGCCGTCGTGGAGGAGAGGCCGTGAGTGAGCAGGACGCCTTCAAGGACGGCCGCGAGCAGGGCCGGCGAGACTGTGCTGCCGAGATCGAGCGGCTGCGAAATGGTGAAATGTGGTGTTCCGCCTGCGGCTCTATCGTTTCTGATGGGCAATGCGATTGCACTCGGATGGAGACGGGGCCTGGATGCCATGTCTTGCTGCGCGACTATCTCACCGCCGAGATCGAGCGGCTGCGGGCTGCGCTCCAGCGCATCGACGACGAGTCTAACTGCGACCGCGCAGCGCAGATCGCCCAGGAGGCGTTGGAGCTCCGGGCGGTTTCAAAGGTGTGCCGTGACTTCCCATCCGTGAAAGGAATGACCAATGTCTGATCTGATCGACGAGCGCGCACCGAAGAACTCAGCACCATGGCCTCGCACTGTGTCGCACGCGATGCGGCATGACCCGAGGTTCGATGCCATCTGGGATATCATCAAGACTTGGGACATCGCTGTGCCGGAAGTCTACAGCGGCTACTGCGGCGCAACCGGAAGCCACGTAGCGGCGATTCTCGGTGCGATCGACGCGAACGCCGATTGGACTTCCGAGGCAAAAATGGCTGAGTCGATCGAAACTTCCCCGAAAGACGGGACCGAAGTTTACCTTGAGCTCCAAACCAAATGGGTGAAAGCCTATTGGGATGACAAATTAAAGACGTGGGTTCTTTCATACCCATTCCATCTCGAAACGATGAAACGACCGGATCGCTGGCAACCTGTGCCGCGAGCAGACCCGCCAACTTATGGTCTGTAACATTTCGTGATTAAGCAGGACTTGCGTATACGCAAAATGTGCGTACAGTAGCGTCATCAACAACGGAGAGACGCCATGACCAACCGGCCGCAGACCTTCCGCCTCTTCTCTTGTGGCCGCGCGGCGGTCACCTTCTCCACCCTCACCACTCAGGCCACCTCGGTTCTCGCCGAGGCCATCTCCCTCCTCACCCCCGAATTGGGCTGGTCCCATTATCGGTTCTACACCTCCAATCTTGAGGTTTGGGAGAACGGGGCGTGGGAACCCTATATCTAGGGCTGACCATGACCGGCAACCAATACAGGGCGGCCCTAGACCGCTTAGGGCTGTCCCAGGGCGCAGCGGCCAAGTTCCTAGGAATCGCGCCCCGCACGTCACACGGCTACGCCAACGGGGCTCCTATCCCTGAGGCAATCGCGAAGCTGCTGCGCCTGATGGTGCGGCTCGAACTGAAACCGGAAGACGTGCGATAACGACGTACCGGAGGACGAGAAAATGAAACGGCGCAGAGGCATCTACCGACCGCGCGATGTCGCTGTGGGCGATACTCGTTGCCCGATGCTGCGCCTGATGCAGGATGCCAATTGCCGCGGCAATATCCAAGTCAACTATGCGGCGCAGTGGCCGACCTACTTCAAGGCGAAGCGGCTCGGCTACGTTCAAGGCCGCACCGGGCCGATGTGCAGTTCCTTGGTCATGACATCGACAACCTTCTGGAGGCGGTCTTTGTTGTCTTTGGTTGTGCTTTCGAGCACCGTAAGACGGTTGTTGATCTCGGCGAGATGCGGCGAGCCTCTCACTTCCAGCGTCACCACGCGCGTCTCCAGCCTGACCATGTAGGCGACGATGCTGATCGCCACCGCGCCGATCGCGATCGCCTGACCCACCAGAAAAACGACCAGCGTCGTATTTTCAGAGGCCCACGATCTGACTTTGTCGATCATGCCGGGAAGGTGACCTCGACCATGTCGTCGGATTCCAGCCCGAGATCCTGCATCACCGACTGCGACACGTCGACCAGTCGGCCGGTGCTCTCATTCGGCCCCCAATCGGCCGGAAAGCACACAACGCCAAAACCGGTGCGCGGGTTGCGCACGAATGCTTTCAGCCCGAGCAGTTCGGTCTTGGAGTGCTGGTCGTAGTCCCAACGCATCGCCAAAAAATGCACATGCGGATTGAGCCGGCGCGCCAGTCCGCTGGTACCACTCGGCTGCGTGGGCAGGAACAACTCCTGCTTCTGGCTCACGCTTGAAATGAACGCCAGCCCCTCGTCCGCCGCCACCCCCTCGTCCTCGGGGCCGCCGAACCATGACACCTTGCCGGTCTGCACCTCAAAGTCCGGCGGATCGGGCGGGTCCGGGCGATCGGGTCGATCGGGCCGCCCTGGCGTGCCTGGGATCGTCACGCCGGCGATCGTCTCGGCGAGCGCCCGACAGACGGCATCGAACCCGGTCTGGTAAAGCGCCACGTCGGTCTGGCTGTCGACGAAGCAGACCTCGACCAAGATCGCGGGCTCGCTCGTGTTGTTCAGGAAAAACAGATCGCTGCGGTATTTTGGGCCGCGATTGACGAACCCACAGGACGCGATCGCCGCCGACACGTCGTCCGCGAGCTCCTCCTGCGTGACGTATAGGCACTCCGTCCCCATGGGTTTCGAGGTCGTCTCGTAGGCATTGAAGTGGATCGAGATGTCGAGCTCGCGCGCGTGCGAATTGTGGAAGTCGACGATGCGGTTGAGGTTCTCGTTCTGTGTCGTGCTGACCGTATCCTCGTAGGTGGTCACCTCGACGCCGGCCTCGCGCATGAACTGCGCCGCGCGCTCGACCACGCGCACCGCCTCCTCGTGCTCGTCGATGTAACCCACGGCCCCGGAGACGTGGGCGCCGTGACCGGATGAAATGACAACGCGGCTGTAGGTCATTTGGGCGGCGCCCTCGTCGCCCTGGCGCAGGACGGGACGGGGCAGGTCAGCGGGTCTTGGTCGGTGGGTCATGACTGCCCTTTTCTGCTGGATCCTTCAACGGAACGAAACCGACAGCGCGGCGGGCTCAAACCCTGACGTTGCATTGTATGTGCAACTGACCGTTCTCGGAGAGGCAGCCGGTACAAAGTTCGCGCTGGCCGCGCTCATCAATTGAGCTCCCGATGGATCCGTTAAAATATCCCCGTTTGCGGTCACTCCAGCCCAGGCGCACGGCGGCGATACAACGGGGGTAAACGACCACGTAGATGCAACTACGATCCCACCTGCCGACACGTTGAGGCTCAATGGCGATACTGTGGTTGATAGGCTGCTGGCCGACGCAACTGGGGTTGTGGAACTGAGGCCGTAAGCGGACCACACCTGCACGCCATCCGCGCGGTCTATCGAAGCACTATAGGTCACCACGATATTGGCCGTCGTCCCGGTGGGGACGTTCGCTACCCACATATACATTAAGGTGTAGTTGGCGCCGGCGCTATTGAAGGTCTGCGCGACGTTGGACGCGCTGATCCCGCCGATGGTCACTGAATTGATGACCTCGGGGCTAACTGGGCCGTGTCGGAAAACGGCCATAACCAGCACTGTGCGGTTTGCTGCCGCTGGCCCGACCGGAAACGCCGTGTACGTAGCTCCCCCGGATATGAAGCCACCGCCGGTCGTTTGGCTCGCCGAGCCGTTGTAAATCAGGGTGGGGCAGCCACTGCAGCCGGCGCCGCCGGGGCCGGGCCACGGAAGGCTTTGCCCCCAGGCGACCGCAGCAAGACAGGCAAAGAGACACGCAAACCAAAGTGTACGCTTCACCGGACGACCCTCCAGTTGACGGTCACAGCCATGTAGCCCGAGGCGCCGGAGACATGCTTTCCGTGGCCGGCACTGATAACCACTCGATGATAGGTCACTGTGGCCCTCGCTTAAGCTAGTGAAACGAGATTGATTGCATAAACGGCGGCTCGATTGACGTTCCGTTGTAAGTACACGAAACTGAACGGGGAGTTGCCGCCGGCAAATGATCTTGGACGGCAACACTAAGAAATGACGGGGGTGTTGTAGAAGGATCAGTTTGTATCTCACCCGCAAATATAGCACCAGTCCACGCACAAATCGGAGACGGAACCTGAACTGCCCAAGCCGCTGTAATAACCAGGCCACCACTCAATACATTAACATTAGCAGTAGGTGCAGTAAGAGAGTAGCCTCCTGAAGCTGCATCTGGGGTATTAGTAATAAGCCCATACAGAGAAAAGACCGCAATTGCGTCTGAACTAGATACGGTTGAATTTGAATAAGTCACAGTAATGTTCCCGCTCGACGTAGTAGGCACTGGCAGCACCCATATACTCACGCAAGTCTGCAGCGGCGCGAATGTCCGACACCCAAAACCACCGCCCCCGGGTTGGGTCATAGATGTACCGTTCAACGTGACAGCGGTAGGCTGTTTAGCCCCATTAGACGACCACCATACATACACAAGTATGTACCGGTCAGACGTGGCCGTGCCGAAGTTTACACCGTTATATACCCTCGTGCCGGATGTAGTTGGACCCCCGACCCCCGTAGTGCTGGCCAACTGATCAAAAACAACAGATGCACTACTCGTTGTACCGCCCGACGAACCGGGACCAGGAAACATAATGCTTTGTCCCCATGCTGTCATGGAAAGGAATAAACAAGCGACCCAAAGCACCCGCTTCAATGTATTACCCTCCAATTTATCGAAACCGCCCCCGGCGTAATTGCCAAAGCCGTATTGTTGCACACCTTGAAATTCACGGTGTTGACCGTAGGCCAAAATACAATAGTCAACATGCCGCCGGTTGATGGTATATAGCCAGTGGCACCTGTAGGGTCAGCAGAAAACGTGGCAATAATCACATCAGTTGTAAGTGTTCCAGTTGCAGAAGCAGTTTGCGCTGAAGTACAGGTGGCGGGTGAAATCGCACCGGTTGCCAAAGCTAAGGTTCCAGACGCAGCAGCGCCACCGGCACCACAGCCAAAGCCGGTGCCCGCCGTAAAATTCAGCGCGCCCGATGGGCAATTCGGCACCGTCACCGTGGCCGGGAATCCAGTGCTCGCCGTGAAATTTCCCCACAGCGTATTGGGCGGGAATTGCGTCTGCGCAATCGCCGGTGTCGAGATCAGGGCAGCCGCCAGTGCGAGCAGGATGCGTTTCATATCATTACCCATAGAGCAGGACCACCCATCCGCCGGCCGGGTTGGGCGCAAGAGAGACAGAACCGAATTTCGTGTGAATGATGATCGAGGCGAAGCTATCGGCCTTCTCGGTTCCGTTGAACAATACGGTGATATTGTTTGTGTCCGCATCACCCTTGCCATCCTTGATTTGGACCGGGCCACGTGTGCGGGTCGCAGAGGCAACCATCGTCACCTGCGTGGGGCTGCCGCTGGCTTTATTGACGATGATAAGATCGTCATTGATGGTTGCGAGATAACCCGTGCCGGCCGTCACCGGGACGATATTGTACCCGCCACCACCGCCGCCACTCGGCAGCACAGAAATCGGCAGCGTGTTGTAAATGCCGGTGATGCTGTCGTACACCTTGAGCAGCTTCTGCGCCGGAACCGGCACCGAGCCGAGCGGCGCCAGCGTCTCGTAGGCCGAACCGATCGTGTAGATGCCGTTGGCCTTGCTGACCTCGACGCCCTCGGCGCCAACCACCTGAGCCGGGAACGCCGCCGAGACATTGACGCGATAGGCAAATGGCAGCATTGCTGCCTCCTATTGTGTGACGCCGCCGTCGATCACTGGCAGATGCGCGATGAAGAGTTGCCGCGTACCCTGATCCGATCCATCACCAGCGACGCACCCGACGCGGTACGTTCCGGCCTTGAGCGTGCGCATTTTCGTTTCCGGGAACACAATCTGGAAATACCCCACGTCGAGGATTGTGATGCCGTTGCCGAGCGACGCCGTGAGCACCGGGAAAGCGTCGGGCGGGTCGTCGTACCAGGGCGCCATCGGTGTCGAAAAGTGACCGACGCCGCGGCCGATGATGCGGACTTCCAACTGGATCGAGGTCAGCCCCGACAGGTCGATCGGGTCGCCGGTGTCGTCGTCGAACAGTTCGATGATCGGCGCCCAACTCTCGCGGTTGGTGACTTGGGGAAATAATAACGGATTTGCCCAGATGTCAGCCTCCCATCACAGCTTGCGAAAAAATGATCCTATGACGACTAGCCCGGTGATGTTGTGTGAGCCGCCACCGCCAATTGGATTACCAGCGAACACAGCAGTGTAAGGACCGCCGCTGTCCGTATCGTGGTTCATGTGCAAGAGGGAGCCGCCAGATCCGTTAAGGATGTCGACGGCAAACGTCCTGGTCAGGACGCCAGTCAATGTCACGCCTCCAGAGGGGGTATGCGTTGGCAATTCGCCGATCGTGAGCAAATGTGACGCCTCGCCGAGTTTCGAGCCCGGCGTCGTCGCATTGCCCTGCACGATCGGCGCGCTCGCAAGCCGCGCCGTGTCGGCATTGCCCATCGCGGTGTCGCCGACCGGCGAATAGCCGCGCTTGTCGGGCAGTGTGATTTGTCTGCTGCCCCAATCCGATTCCGCGCTCGAACCACGACCACCGACAACCGGGCAGATCGAGTCAGTATATGTATTCCACAGGAACAGAAACAGCGCATGGCAATCCATGGCGGAACGCTCGGTTCCACCATTCCCCGTATTGCTGATAGTCTTGCCGTTGTCGCGCACCCATCCGGCACGGAATGTCGGTCCATCAAGCCAGATGACATCTCCGGTCTGGAACACGGTGGACGGATCGACACTCGGCGGAGTGCCTCCACCGCCGGACGACGGCCCGATAACGAGCATTGATGGGTAATCAAATTGAACCACGCCGCCGCTGTCGGTTAACCTAACGTGAACCGAGCCATCGGCGAGGTAGAACATCGGCACCCGGCCGCTGTTGTCGCCCGCCAACGGCCATGGGTTCTTGATGGTGAGGCCCTGGTCGAGGAAACTGTCTTGCGGCGTGGTGGTATTCGCGGCATAAATGTACAGCAGGCAGCCGGCCAACGGCTGGCCGATCGCGCTGAACTGCTGCGACAGCGGAATGCCTGGGAGAGTGCCGGCCATTGTTTCTGCTCTACTGCGTCATCGCGTGGATGGTCCTACCTACTCTGTGGGACTTGGGGTCGATTATCCTGTTGCTGCTCGTCTGCCGCGGCGGGCGTATGCTTTTGCATCGTCCGCATGACATCTTCGACGGGGATATTGAGATTGTGCGCGAGATTGCGGGACGCGATTTTGAGGGCTGCTATCCGCGCCGGCGTCGGTGCCCCTAGCGTCGCCGCCCGGTAGGCCCTCGTCCAGTTGCTGATGGCGCGCGCCTGCACCGGGTTTCCCAGCCAATGGGTCACCGCACCGATGCCGGCGGTGGTGGCGGCGGCGCCTGCCGTGTATATGCCACCGCCGCCATGGTAGACGTCGCCAATGAAAGCGCCGAGCTCCTTGAGCATCTCGAATGCCACGAGAGGGGTCGCCGAATGCGAGGTGCTGCTTTCCTTGAGGGCGCCCTTGATGTGCTGCCCCATCTGAAAGATTTCTTCCAGGTCGGTACGGTGCTGCGGCGAAAACAGGATGTCGCGCCCACGCTCCGATAGCTTGTCCCAGTTGGTGACGAATTGTGCCAAGCTGAATTCGCCCGTTCTGGGCGAATGCCCGAGCTCGAACAGCAATTGTCCGCCGAGGTGATGGAACGCGTCCGGCGGCATATTGCGCTCGAGTTCGGCGAGCAGCCGCACATCGCCGCCCTTTTCCTTGGCCGCATTGAGCAATTTCGAGATTGCAGTCTCGCCCGGCGCGCGGGCCAGAGCATTTAAGCGCCTGTTCGCCTCGGCGATTGGTCCGAATGCGCGCTCGGCCTCGTTGAAGGCATTGACCGCGGCGCGCTGGCCGGCCGGGGTCTGATCTGTCGCCGCCACCTGCACCATGCTGCGCAGGTCGGCCGTCATCGCGCGGGTCAGCCGATTATAGTCCGCGGCGTTGTAGCCGGGATGGGGCGTGAGCGCGTTGCCGGCCTCGCGGGCGTCGGCCCTGGCGCGGTGCGCGCCGTTGAAGGTTGCGCCCTCCGACACATTGCGGAACTGGCCCAGGCCGGCCTCGGGGTTCTCGTGGCCGGCGGCCCGCCGCGTGGCCGCAATTGCATCAAGGGTCGCCTGGGTGCGCGGCATGGTGAAATGCGCATCCTGGTCAATCAGCCCACGCACGCCCCTGTAGAGCGCGTCGGCCGTCTGCCGGTTGGCCTCGACCGCCGCCTCCAGGCCGGGCCGCACCACCGTGTCGGCCACTGCCCGGTCGCGTGAACCCTGGGTCAGGCCGCCAGCGATGCCCTCGACGTGCTCGCCGGCAGCCTCCGCGGTTCGCTCGACGCCGTGCGAGATGCGTGAGCCGAGAATAGGCACCGCTTGCGCATGCGCCGTCGTTCTCTGCAGCCATGGACGGTCCGATACGACACCGCGCGGCAGCGGCTCGCCGAGGCGAATGGAAGTCTGCGCCGCCCGTTCGCCGGCCGTCACGGCGGGTCGCGCCGCAGCCGGCAGGATTGCCCCGAGCGGCCCGCCGACCGCGCCGCCTACAGCCGCGCCCTTGGCGCCGCTGTAGGCCACGTCGGGCAGGCTTTCGCCGCGGCTGACGGCCTCGCCGACGCCCTGGGCACCGCCCAGCGCCGCGCCGGTCGCTATTCCGCGCCCGAGGTTCGCAAGCCGGCCAGCGCCCGCCACCGGCCCACCCGGCACCGCAAGGCTGCTGGCGACGAGGGTGGGATAATACGCCCAGGGATGCTGCTTGGCCGCGAGATCCTGGGTTTCTTGCGCCGTGTCGCGCCCCGGCGCATAGGCAGCCGTAGCCGCTGGGTCGCCGCCTGTGATCTTGTCGTGGATGATGCGCGCGAGGCCCTGGACGATCTCATGGCCTTGCGGCAGCCCGATCAGGCTGGAGATCGTCGGAACGCCGTGCGCTTCCATCAACGAGCCGACAGGGTTCAAGGTCGTCTCGGCGATCCGCGCCATATGGCCGGCAACCTGATCGACGAGGCCACCGCCCGGCGCCTGCCCGGCCGCCTTGACACCCTGCAGCGCCGGCTCGAACCCGAAAGTTGGGCCGGCGCGCGCGGCTGCCTTCACCGCCTCACCGACCCCAACCTCGCGCTCGGGCTGCATCGGCACGCTGGTGTCGACGTGTTCCGGCCAGTCCTCGACCGACTGGGCACGCTGTCCCGGCACCGCGGGCGCCGGCGGCGGCGCGCTCTTGTCGACATATTCCGGCCAGTCCTCGACGCTCTTGGCGCCGGCAGCAGCGGGCGTCTGTTTGTTGCCCTTCGCTCCGACGCCGCCCTCGCTCGGCGGCTTGTCCGGCTCCGCCCGCGCGCCGCCAGCCGGGCTGATCCGGGTGATCTGGCGCCCCGTCGCCGGGTCGGTCGTATATGTGGCGGTCCAATCGTTCATGGAGGCGCCGACTGCTGCTTTGGATATATCGGGATATGAAGCGTAACGATTTTTCCGCCCGGCGTGCGGATCGGGTCACCGTCCTTAATCCCCATCTTCTGCGCCCAGGCCATGGTCTGCCCTGGGTCGCTGTAGGGCGTTATCGGTGCGCCGATGAGCGAGGGATTTTTCAACTCACCGGGGGTGAAAAGCGGGCGCGATTTCAGGTCGGCGTCGACAATCTTGTCGAAACCCTCGTCCAAGGTTTTATGCTTTGAATAATAATCGTTCGCCAGATTGCGCACGCGCACCGAATACTCGCCCATACGTCCCTTGAGCTCGGCCAAAAATCTATTGCCGGCGAGCGTGCTTTCGGTGTTGAGTGCTGTCTTTTCTGCCTGTTCAACCTGCGACTGGAAGGTGCGGCCAGCTTGCGAGTTGAGCGAACCTTCCGATGCCTCGGCCCTGGTCGCATTGATGGTGTTGAGCACGTCTGCCGCCGTCAGCTTCTTGAGCGCCTCGACATACATGGCGGCATTCGGGTTGCCGCCAAGCGTGGATCGGACCTTGTTGAGATCCAAAACCTCGTTCGCGCCAAATCCGGTATACAATGCCGGCTGATTTAGGATTGATTTCGCAAGATTGTTGTACGTCTTGCCGCCGCCCGTCTCCCACAACTTTGCCACCTGACCGATGCCGGTATAGGACGCTTCGCCACGCTTTTGTGAACTCTCCTGCTGTATCTTCTGCCTGGGAATATCAGCCGCGACATCCTTCTGTCCCTCGGTCGGCGCAAGCGCGGCGTCGATCTTGTCCGCGGCATCACCAAACATTTTCGCGCGTGCGAGCAGCGGCGCCGTATCAATTTTCATACCAAGCGCGGTATTCTTCCGGTTTGCTTCTTGCGCCTGCTGAGTTGCAAGATCCTGCTGACTGCGGAGATAATCGCGCCAATTTGGCGCGCTCATCCTGCCTCTCAATCGATCCGGCACCAGCGCATCGGCGGCGGCGGTCGATACCTGTTGCGGCTGCACCTGTGCCTGCGGCCCAGGCGCAGAAGGCCCCGCCGGCCCGGTCTGCGGCGGCACCACCTGCCCGGTTCTGCTCACATTTCCAAGTGCGTCCGCAGTCGACATGTCGGGTGGAATCGGTTGCGCCGGCCCGACCGTCGCATCAGCAATGGGGCCGATCCCACTCTGCGTTGGCCCCTGCGGTCCCTGCGGACCTGGCGGCTCTGGCGCGACAGGCTGCGGCTGCATGGAAGGTCGAGCGGCTGGCTGCGATCCTGGCGCGACCCCTGGATCGAACGGGCTCGGCTGCGTCGGAGTGTCCCGCAAACCGTACTCGAGCTTCAACAGGTTGGTCCCGCCGGCATAGTCACCGAGTTGAAACAGCTTCTGGGCCGCAGCCTTGTAATCGGGCTGCCCGCTAGCGTCTTTTGGCAGCCCTTCCTTAAATGCGGTCTGGATAGCCTGCTGACGTTGCAGTTGCTGGCCCTGGTAGTAAGCCTGCCCGAGGTCGCCGAGCGCCGAGAAGTCGGCCTTCGGCACCACGAGGCTCGGCGGAGCCGGAAGTTGAGCATTGTCCCAAGCGGGCATTAGATCACCCTAGATAAAGGCGGCCGCCGTCTTGGCGGCATTGAGCCCAAAATTCCATAAGTTCTGCGACGCCTGCTGCGGCGCCAAGGCAGCCGCGGCCTGCGCGTTGCCAATGCCGACGTTGGTGCCGTAGGCCATGCTGGCCTGCTGACCGAGGTTCGATGCCTGTTGACCGGCGAGCCCGGAATAGCCCTGCAGCGCACCGCCAGCGTTGGCGGTCGAGGCACCGATGAAGGGCTGCAGGTTTTGCACGTACTGGCCCCAGTTTTGGTTGGCGAGGTTTGATGCCAGCCCGGTAATTCCGGCCGCTGTGTTGCCCGAGCCGAGCGCGCCGGTCGATGCCTGATTGCGCATGTAGTTCTGCGTCGCCTGGTCGAGTTGATACTGATAGCCGGGATTGCCCTGGAAATTCGCCACCGCTTGCGCGTTGCCTTGCGGCCCGTTGACGCCGGTCGCGTTGGCGTAGGCAGTTTGTCCTTGCTGCGTGGTGCCGAGGTTTGCCAAGAAAGGCGAGATCCCCGCCGTATAGGATTGGGTACCGAGATTGAGTCCCTGATTTAGGAGATCAGTGCCTTGCTGTTGACCACGCTGCAGTGCAGCCTGTTGAGCAGCAGCAGCCTGCTCCTGCGGAGCAGAAGAGAAGATGTCGAACAGGCCCATATCCTGATACCTCTACTTGTCTCTAAACGAGCCTGATGTGAACGACCCCGGCAGATTGGTAGAAGCCGCCGACCGGAACGCCGGCGGTTGCCGCCGCCGCGTCGTTAGCGGCGACCGTGTTTGCGTGCGCAACGAGCCGCAGGATCGCGTCGGTCGATTGGAAATACTCCACCCAAGGCCGCGGCACTGCGACCATGCCGGCTCCCACATCGATCGTGACCAGCGGGACGTGCGGCTGTTGCGGCAGCGGCTTGGGTTGTGTGAGCGGCATTACGGCGCCCTCACCGTGGTCGATTGCGTGCCGCCGATGTGGCCGACATAGACCGGGTCCGCGATGTCGAGCCGCCACCGGCGACCATAGCGGGATGACGTGCCGAGCGACGTCGCGTAGCAGGCGTGCCGACCGTCAGCTTGCCGACCGAGCTTGCGCATGATCGGCACGCTCCATTTTGTGCCGCCATCGTCTGACCACGAGATTTCCACGGTCGGATTGACCTCGATTGGGTCAATTCCGGTGGCGATGCCGACGCCCGGTTGGAACTCAAAATCAACTCGAGCGACCCTGGTGCGCACCGGGAAGTCTGCCACCGCTCCGCTTTCAATCCGGCAAACCTGCTGCGTGCCGAATTCGCGATAGCCTGCGCCGTCGATCGCGCCGATGCTGCCGGTCTGCGTATCGCCGAGCAGCCACTTGTTGAACGCGAGCGTGCCAAACATGCCGCGCCAGCGGGTAAACTGGCCGAGAACGAGGCTCATGCGCTCGTTCCACTTCTGGCTTTCGAGGTTGAATTCCCAGGTAAAGCCCGGCCCCGAAATCGTCCAGAACGATTTGCCCGCGACTGTGTAGCAGCCCGCCTGCAATTGGGTTGGGTCGACCTTCGCCTGCGCCTGGATCAGCCGATCGAGATCTGGTGAGCTCACCTTGTCGGGCTGCAGGCCGGCGCCGAGCCGGTAGACGCCGCAATTGTCGGCGACCCACAGCATGTTGCCGAAACCCTCTTCCCAGCCGGCGACCGCGGTGGGCGCGATCAGGCCACGATCGAGCACGGCGAGCCGCGAGTATGGGAAACCCGGTGCCGGATTAGCCGTGTCGCTCCATACTTCGCAGCCCGCCGTGGTGAAGATGAACAAGAGGCCCTTGTGCGCCACCACGCGGATCAGCGCGTCCTGCGATTTGCTTTCCGCCGTGATGAAGCACAGCGGGTCGATCGAGGATGCGTTGATCCCGGAAGCGAACACCCGCCGGTCGCCGATGCCGAAGAAAAAATAGCCGTCCTGGAAGCAGACGCTGTTCGGGAACGGCAGATCGGCATCCGGCCAGGCGGCCGGCGCCGCGCCGGTGGCGTCAGTCAGAAACGCGCCGTTCTCGGTGACGATCGCCACCTGACAGGTCGGCACCAGATTGTTGCGCGCCATGAACACCGGCTTGGTGCCGGCGAGCGCACCAACGTCAGAAACTGCACCTGTGGCGTCGACCTTCTGCAGCCGGCCATTGAAGGCGATCAGCATGAAATTGGTCACCAGCAGGCCGCCGCGGTAGCCGTTCTGCGTGGTGGTGCAAAACGTCGTCAGGCCCGGTTGCCGGTGGCGCACCGAACGCCCGTCGATGGTCGGCTCGGCGGCGCAGTTGATCAGCCGGCCGGCGCCCTCGAGCGGCTGGCCGCCAGGCGCGGTCGACACCGGGAACGGTATTTTTGGCGTCGGCATCAGTAGTACTCGTTCCGCAGCCGCTCGTAGGTCGGCCGGCCGCGCACGATCGCGCGGATCTGGCTCTCGGCCGTCAGCACCGACACCGCAAGCTTGTCGAGCTCGTCCTGTTGCAGCCCGAAATTCTGCTTGTTGCTGTCGGCCACCAGGATGGCGACCTGGATGAACACCTCGTCAGGGACGGCGTCAGGGTTTGGGATGTAGACGAGCTCGCGGGCGGCGAGGCTTTTGAGCACCGTGTCGATATCGTCGTCGATGATCTTGGCGGTATCGGCGTCGATCGTCTGCCCGACCGCCGATATGCCGAGAACGTCGAGCGCCTTCCCGACCAGGTCCGCCCGCGTTCTGCTCATTCGCCCTCGACCATCTTGCGGTCATCGTGCGCGATCGGGTCGACATCCGCACCCGCCGGCGGGATCGGCTCGGCCGTTGGCTTGAACCGCTCTGCCCGCGGGTGGCCCTCGACCTCGAACCACGGATTGTTTCTCGCCATCGCGACCAGATCCCTGCGCCTCACTACTTTCGCTTCGCCCGCCTTGAATGTCTCGCCGTCCCAGTTGATCTCGACCGGGTCGCCGTTTTCCAGCGGATGGTAGGTCACCTTGACCTCCTTGGGCTCCTGAACCTTGGGCGGTCGCCCTGGTCCGCGCCGCGGAGTGTCGTCTTCGTGTTCGTTCTTGTCGTTCTTGTGCGTGATCATGTGGTTTTTCCTTTTCAGTCAAAAGGACCAGCGGGGAGGCTAGACCCCGCTGGCCAAGTCCGAGGCGTCACTGATCGTTGTCGGGGAAGAAGGTGATCACCAGGGTGGCATCACCGGCAGTCGCCGCACCGCCGGTCTGGGAATATTTCAAGTAGATGTCTTGCTCGCCGGCGGTCGCGACCACGATCCCGAGGCCGGCGGGCGTTGCGGGCGCCAAATATCCGGCGGCGTGGATGCTCGTCCCCGCCGCCAGGATGTCGACGCCGCTCGCCGTCGTTCCGAGTTGGATCGTGTCGGTCGTCGCCGAGTTGAACGCCGTATTCACGTGCAGCGCGATCGAATTGATGAACGCCCGCGCCGGCAGGCGCCCGATCTTGACGCCGGCCGACAGCGCCGCGACGCTGCCGACCGTGATCCGATAGCGCATGAAGTGCAGTTGCTGTTCGCCCGAATTGCGTGCCGCAAAGGTTGGCGGCACGGTCAGTGCGAGCAGGCCGAGGCCGGCGGCCGGCACCGCCGCAGAGGCGCCGACCGTGAGAGCAATAACAGCGACTGCGAGCACGAAGGCAACGCACGCCGCGATCTTGAGGTTTTTCGACATGGGATGAACCTTTCGATTTGAGTGCGCGGTTAGGCGTCGGCCGTCGCAGTGACGAACACCGTGGCGATGCCCCATTCCTTGAGCAGGCCGGCGAGGTCTTTCTTGACGATCTTGCCCACGCCGTAGGCCATCTTGATGCCCGCGCCCCGGAAGAACTGATAGTCGTCTTCCTTGAGGAACGTCAGCATCGGCATCCGGCCATAGACCAGCGCCGCCGCCATTTGTCCGCACAGGAAGCACGGCGCGATGCGCGTGCCGCCCGATCCGGCGGTCGTGTAGAACACCGGAAGGCGGATCGACATCTCCGGGATTTCCCGAATGATGATACCGTTGTAGAGCAGGTCACCATCCTGGAACAGCGGGTTCTTGTTGATGCCGTCGCCTTCACGAGCACGCGCGTTGGTGTTCGCGCTGATGATCGTCGAGTCGGCCAAGAGATCGCGGAACGGTTCCTGGCCGACGAACATCACGAAATATTCCCTGCCGTTGGTCAGCTTGAACGGCCGGATGCGCGGATTGGCCGCTTTGGCGATGCGCTTGATCTTGGTCAGGATCGAAGCCGACAGCGGCATCGCGTTGATGTTGGCGCATGACGACGCGAACACGCCGGTGTTGTTCGACTTGTTGGTGCCGAACAGCACGCGGTCGGTGTTGTTCGTCAGCCACGTATTGCGGTCGACCGCGGCGGCGGCATCCATGTAGATGCCGTTGACGCGCTGGCCGTAGGCCGTACCCAATGCGGCAGGAGCACTCTCCGATGGCACCGCGTGCAGGGCGTCGATGATCTCGTCGCGCTGGAGCTCCTTGCCCCAGTCCGACAGCATCGGCCTGGCCTCGGCGAACAGGTCGACCGAGGATTTCTGTTCCTCCGCGTTGCTGATCTTCACGGCGTTGCGCGCCCAATCGATCCACATGCGCATGCCGTAGTTGTCGAGCGACTCCTCGTTGCCGACCAGGGCGCCGGTCGAAATCGCCTGCTGCTTAAGGCGAGCGATCAACGGAATGTTGACTTGCTCGCCGCCCTTCTTGAGCTCGGTGAACGACCGGATGATCGAAGTGACGGCCGATCCCATGTAGGGCGAGAACAGGTTCTCGCGGATGTATTCGCGGCAGATCTGCCGGCGAAATACAATAAGTTTATTATTCTGTTGGACGGTAGTGGAAGCCATTGGCTATCTCCCCAACGGCTGCCGTACTTTTCGGTCAGCCGTTGCCATTCATGGCGTAATTGAAGATCGCCTCGTCCGTGTTGTCGGCCGCGCCGAGGAGCTCGTTACTGGTGCTCCCACCGCGCGCCCGGTTGAGGGACGGAGGCAATCGGGTGACGTTGCGCGGGGCGCCGGGCTGTTGCCCGCCACCGTCGCGTTGCTCGCGCACTCTGGCGAGCACGGCTTTGACCATGTCCGGATCGTTGAGGAGCTCGTCGCGCAGTTTCTGCCGATACGCCGCGGGATCGTTGCCCATTTCCTGGAGCATCGTCTGTTCGCGGTGCCACCGCATCAGCGCCTTGCCCGGATTGGGCGAGGTGTAGATGCGGTTGCCGATCGCTCGGTCGACAGGGTTGTTGGCGTCCAGTTTTCGCAGGCTCTCGTACGCCGCCTCGAATTCCTTGCCCACGGTCTCGTGGGTTTCCTGGAATGTTTCCTCGATGCGCCGCATCGTGTAGCGCTGCTCCATCTGCGCCACGACGTACCGCTCGTATCCATCGGGATCGAGCACCGGGTCCGGTTTGGCCGGCGCCGGCGGAGGGGGTTGCTGCTGTTGCGGTTGCTGCTGGGCGAGGATGCGATCGATCCGCGCGTTGGCCGCAGCAATTTCCTCGCGCGCCGCTTTGGAAGCAGCTTCCGCCGCTTGCCGCTGCTTGCGCTCGGACAGCATCGCCGCGCGCATCCCGACTGGGTCGCGCGGTTCCTCGGGCTCGTCCGCTTCCTCGGGCTCGTCGCCCGGTTCGTCGGCCGGCTCCTCGGGCTCTGCGGGCTTTTTGGGAGGTTCATCACCCTCGGGCGCGGCGGCCTCTTCGACCTCCTCGTCCTCGACGTGCTGGCCTTCCGGCCCGTCGCCCATCTCCTCTAGGGAACGGTCGGTATCGTCGAAATCAGGCTCATCGCCATCGAACGCAGCAGCCATGAGCTCCTGGTCCGTATTGGCAACTGAGCCTTTATCTACTGGG